TAGTTGATTTAGTTCACTTAATGCAATTTGATTCTTATTATCAAATACCATAGTGACCATGTTGGTTGCAACTTTGGTCAATAGTCCATTACGGTGTAAGAATTCCAACATGTTGGAACCATCTGGGAACCTGCGTACAGCCAGTACATCTGCAAGTTCATTTGCTTGCTGACCGGACTCGCTTTCAATTAGACTCATAAGAGAATCGTGGAATGCATCAGGTAATGCATTAGTACCGCATACTAGAGCACTGGTAGCTTCGCCGGGCAGTGTTCTAAACACAACGGCTAACTTTGCTCCGTTGTTCTTCATTTTTCCAACATGTTTCATATTTTATCCTTATTCTGGTTGAGCAGTTTGCTCAGCAGCCTCTGGTGCTTTCTGTGCAGGTACAACAGCAGCCAAGAAGGTATCTAATTTATTAAATACACCTCCAACTGCGGCCATCTCGGCTGCTTTGAATGCACCGCGAGTTGCGGCAATATCAATAATAGATCTTACATTTTGTAGATCTGTAATTGTTAGCTCAGGGGCTTGTTTTTCTTGTTCTGACATTTTTAATCCTTATGCAAAAGTGGACAGGCTAACGATAGCATAGATAGTTCTTTTGCATCTTCAACACCTATCTCGATAGCAGTAGTTAGCTTATTATCATCCACGATGGTGCATTTTCTGACGCAATAACGACTATCCAAATTAAGATAAATCCATTTATCTAGCTCTCTAATATCGAGCATTTTTTTAATTTGGAGCTTGCTAAAATTAGGAGGAATCCGATCCAATCTCCTCATTGAGAGAACATTTAACGGATTCACCCTTCCTTTACTGATAGCCATAATATACCTACTTTATTTATAATAGGCAGTCTGGCCGAATGGAGAAACAATAGATTCAGTACCGTGGATCACAAACAGTGTTTCACAGTAGTTTTCGTCGCCCCAGCTACCGCAAGGATATCCGTCTGTAAACATAATAAAACGCTTAGGCTCAATACCTTCTTCTTTCATGAAGTCCCAGTTGGCATCAAAATCAGTTCCACCGCCACCTTTAACATCGTAGCTCATAATTTCGTCAGCAGTGTCACCAGTGAATTTTGCATAGTTATAGACACTGGTATCAAAGCACCACAGATCAAGTTTAAAGTCTTGATACTCGTCCATAATGCCCTTAACTTCACTTAAGAAGTCTTTTGCCATAGAGTCCGAAATACTACCACTCATGTCAATTGCAACAGACACATCGATAGTTTCTTCGTTCATCATACCTGGCAAGATAGCACCACAGTGCTGTGACTTACGATTAGGACGCTGGAAGCTAAAATTGCTCTTAATGATACTTTGGATATTCATGCGGAGCAGTTGACGCCAATCCATTTTAGGCTCAGTGAAGTCTTTGATAAGACGTTGAACACCTGCAGGAATACGGCCGGCACCTGCTGCCTGAGCAGCCGCTACCATTGCTTCTTTAATCTCGTCTCGGATAGCTTTCTTTTCTTCAGCAGTTAGTCGAGGACGACCTTTACCACTACCGTCTACTTCCTCGCCATCCTCGCCTTCACTCTCTCCATCGCCTTCTCCGTCCAAGTGCTCGTCGAGTAGTTCGCCGAGCTGACTTAGATCAATCTTTTCAGCCTTCTCGTATAACTCGTCATAAATCTGTTCGTAACTCCAACCGCGGTATTTGTTGTCTTGGAAGATTTTAATAAAATTAGGCACTTCCCCAATTTTCTCATCTTTGAGAATCTGATTGGCTGCATAATCTGCGGCAATGTTTGACAGTTTAGGATCTCGTCCATCACGGCGGCCCATGTGATCAAAAACGTTGTGAAGAACTTCGTGTGCAAATCCAAACTCTGCCTCTTTGGGTTTAAGTTTATTCACAAAGTCTAGATTGTAATAGAAATTACGTCCGTCTGTTGCTAATGTTGAACACCATTCTGATGCATCAATTAACTTCATACGTGTGGCAAGATTACCAAAGAACGGATGACGGAGCAACAGACCAACTCGTGCGGTGATCAGTTTATCTACAATTTTTGCCTTTTCGGCGGAAGTGTATTCTTTTGCAGGTGCAGTCTTTTTGACTTTTTCTGCTTTCATAACTGTTGACATATTGTGTCCTTTTGTTGTCTATGTATTATTATATACCCAAAACTGTTAAAAGTCAAGCAAAAAGGGCCCCGAAGGGCCCAATTTTAACCTTCCATTGCTTGGATAATGTACTTGCCGTACTTGTCATGGAACTTGTCAAAGTTCTTCAACTTAGACGCATCAAACGGCAGTTGATAGTTAGTCAACGCAACCTTTGCACCCATAACAACCAATTCAGTTGGAAAATTATCCATCATAAATCCAAAGAAGTTATCTGCCATACTGTCCCACTCTTTGACTTTCTTGCGATCTGCTTCTTGAAGCTCGTAGCACATAGAAGTTGTCAAAGAATACATAGCGGAGATTTCTTTGATATTGATCTTAGTAACCTTGCCTGACAGAATGTCTTCGGGCTGTGGCATCTGTTTAGCAACCTTGCGGTGTGCCATAAACTTAACAGCAAGACCTTCACCAATAGCACCCGACACTAGGTCAGTCAGTGTACGTTCATCCAAGTCGTCGTCAATCAACAGATCGGATACAAAGCTCCAAGAGCGAGGTGTAGCAAAGGCACGTGAACTAGACTTTGGATCAAAGTCATACAGGTCTTGTTTGGCAAACGAGCAGTATCCAACAACCTGTTCATGGATACGATTCTTAGTAGCCCACATGAGCCAGTCTTCGAAATCTGTACGGAGTTCTAAGTGCAAGAAACGGTTAGCCAACGGAGCAGGCATACGATAAGTAACACCCTTGTCAGTTTCACGGTTACCTGCGGCAACAATTGAAACACCATCTGGCAATTTGTAAGTACCAACTCGGCGGTTTAAAACTAGCTGGTATGCCGCGGCCTGTGTAGCAGGTGCCGCTGAATTCAATTCATCCAAGAACAAGATTGCAGTAGATTCTGGATCAGTGGGCAGTTCTGCAGGAGGTGCCCAAGTCATTGTGTTGGAAGTAGAGTTGTAATAAGGAATACCTTTGATATCGGTAGGTTCCCAAAGTGACAAACGAACGTCAATCACTTCGCGATTTTGTTCATCGCCAATTTGTTTAACAATATCGGACTTGCCGATGCCTGGAGCACCCCACATGAATACTGGACGCTTAATCTTTACGCACTTGCGAATAGACTTTTTTGCTTCGTTAGGAGTGACTGCACGATTACCGCTGAGAGCTTCTGCCATTTTAAAACCTTAAAAAATGTGTTGAAAATTTGTACGCTGTATCGTTAGCGTATGTATTGATTATACAGGCTTTTTAGTCAGTTGTCAATGGTTTTTGCTGTTGTGTTTTTGCAACACTCATAGCTTTAGAAAGGCCGTATTTTTGAATATTTCCGGAAAATAACACTAATTGCACAGCCATCTTTTCTCTATATACAAAGATAGCTTTTTTGGTTAGATAAAATGGACAATCAATAAATTGATCCATTTGGATAATTAACCGATTTGTCCATTCAATTTCTTTTGGGAGATCAATTTGATAGCATTTGATGTCAGCAAGTTGCATCCATTCTTGCCCGGAATCAGTTAGTCTTAATCCGCCTGTTGCTTTTTGTCTAGGATTCATCCAAAATGCAGGCAGCATTTTTTTAACATACTCGTCGTGATGAGGCTTTCCTAGTGTTTCTAAAACGTATTTGACTATTTCAGTCCGCTGATTCATTGCCTAGTTTTTCACCAGTTGTGAGTTTATAAACGGAGAAGTCCTGGCAATTAAACATTTTGTTCAGTCGTTCCGCTAGATTGTGTGCATGTCCGCTGTTGGAAAAACTAACTTTTTTATACTTTGGACCTAGGTCTTGTGCTACTATGCTGGTAGTTTTTAAGTTGACAGGCCTGTCTTTATAAAAAACTGCCCAAATGGCATCAGCTTCCAATACCTGTTCAGTCTTGTAATTTTTTTTATTTGTTAGTTCTAATAATACTGTAGGTTTAGGTCTGCTCATGATGCGTACATTCTCCGTTATATACGCATTTATTTAGTTGGGACTTATCGAAATCCGCCCCCGTCCATTGAGACCTGTATCACATCTTCTTGACTAGGTTGCTGTACAAAGTCTTCTAATTTTCCCACTAGTCTAGTCATAACAACCGCAAGACTGTCTGCTAATGCAGTGGCTTCATTTATGTCTAGAACTACAGTCTTTTGACCTGATTTCTTTGCAATACGAGCCTTTTCGAGATAGTTTTCGATGGCTAATGTGTTAATTTGTTTCATTTTCTTTTTTACTTAGAGTAGTGAGCATCTGTTTCATTTCAACTTCTGTTTTAAAAGGTCCGTGAAATGGATATCGATCTAATGTAATTAGCTTAGGACAAAAACTTTTAACCCACCCTTTGCGGAATTTAATTACATAGTGTCCTGCACAATATTGACTTTTACTTTTTGTACTCTTAGCATAGATAGGTAATCTTTTTCTAATGTCGTATACTGATCCAAACGGCCTTGATCCACACGGAAAATCATAAACTGCATATTCTGTAGTTTCAGATTTTACAGATTTAACAACGTCAAAAAATACAACGCCTAGTTTTTCTTTGACATCTTTTACTGTGCCTATGGCAATTTTATTACCGTTCTTTAAAATAGAATACGAACTGCGTTCTTTGTTCAGGGTACCTACTTTGAGTCCGTCTCTTTCTAATAGCCAACTTTTGTTAGGTATTAAAGGTTTTGCAATAGTTGTCATTTTTGTCTCCCAACATGTATCTGTTTTATTTTTACAAGTGTCTTCAAACTGACACGTTACTAGTATATCTTGCATTAAAAGGCTCCGCATAACTTTGTGCTTGGTCTGTAATTTTTTGCAAATCATAAGTTGCACAAAACTTCATAAGTCTAATGCCAACTTGCGGAACATTCTTTTCTGCGGTAATTGCAGTGTTAATAGTTTCGGTAATGAGATTGCGAATCTCTTCTGGCTGTTCAGTCAAGTCACACAATAGACGATTTCGATTATAATCATCTAGCACTTTATGTTCAATGCCTTCGTGGTCTACCCACTTCTGCAACATGAGATTGTTCCAAGAATAGCCTTTAGAATTACGGTCGGCAAATGCTTCACGAAGCCCTACTTTATTTTTAGTGCCTTTTTCACGCACACCGGGATATGCACTAAAGATATTGTCGCTAGTGTCGCCACGCATACATTTCTCAAACAATAGCCATTCTGGATCAGGTTCAGGTTTTATGAGTCCAGTTTTCTTGTCTTTAACTCGTTTGCCCTTTTCATCAAAGTACCCCTCGTGAGTAGTAGTTACTTGACTGACACCATTATATTGTTTCACATTGGGTGCAACTAATTGTGCAAAATCGCCATCTGTCGAAATGATAATATGCTGATCTTCGGGATGTGCTTGAATGAATCCTGCAATAAGATCATCTGCTTCTAATCGTGGATTTTGCAACACAGTACAGTTAGTCTTGTTAGTCACAAAGTCTTTAAACTGATCAAACGTTTCCCAAAATACGCGGTCTTCCTCGGCTTCTCGAGGACTCTGTGCCGCACGAGCTTCTGTACGTTGACGCTTGTAAGGAGCATAAAAGTCCTTACGCCAGCTACGCCCCTCGAGGTGAAAGATAACATGGTCACCTTTAAAATCACGCCACGCCTTGCGTACACTGCTGAGAATAGTATGCAGACTCATGCCCACTTTGTCTTCAAGACCGCCACGTACTACATGTCGAGCTCGGAAGAATGTATTTGCAGTATCAACGTGAATAAATGTCTGTGCCATTAACTAACCTCAACT